GAGATCGCGCGGCGCTATCGATGGCACAACAAGCGCAAGCCTAAGCGGCGAGGATGGTTCGCTGTGCTGCGGATCAAAGAGCTTCACAAGCTGATCCAGGGGCGCCACCAGGGTGCAATACCGAACAGCGAGGCGGGCCGCACCCTGGTGCTAGTAATGGCGCATCATCTAGCAGCGCTACCGCGCGATCCACGCGACACCATTCCCGATTTCATCGAACGTCATGCCGATTGGATGTCGATCGCGGACACGAAGGCGCTGATCCTTGAAACGATCGATAAGCCGCAACGATGGAAAGCCGACAGCCTCGCCTGGCGCCTGCGCCTGACCGATGCGGATCGAACCACTCTCAAGATCACCACAATCGGCGCAATTGATCTCAGCAAGGCGCAACGCGAACAGCGCCGCAAGCAACGAGCACGCGAGCGCACACGCATTTGGCGCGCAAAGCGGAAGCACAAGCAATGATTGCCGTATACAGCAATCTTCTTCTACTGCTGCGTACGCATCAAGTGCGTTGCCCGACCGTCACATCAGCGCATCAATCCCCGCTATGACCGATCAAAGCCTCACCACAACCGATAAGCCGGCGCCTGCATCGATCTCTCGCAAGGTCCGTGAGGCTATCGATGCGATGGTCTGGCGCGGTATCCACTTCGATCAAGCCGCGATTGAAGTCGGAATGACAGTCCGTAACATGCGCCTAGCACTCGAACGACCGGCCGTCCTCTCGTATCTCCGTCGCCAACGGCAGGTGATGAGAGAGGCTGCGAGCGGTGCGAACATCCTCGCGCTGACTGAGGTACGCGACCAGCGCGACAATCAGATGGCGCGCGTGCAAGCGGTCAAGGCGCTTGAGCAATTGAGCGACACTGATCAGGCGCGCGGCGGCTCTGCTCCTGCTCAGCCAGGCCTCACCATCCAGATAATCACTAATTCATCAACGAAACCAACGATCAACGCAAATGGCGATCTGATTGATGAGTAGATCGCAGCGCCCACGCGCACACACGCGATCGGATCGGACCCTCCGAGCTCACGCGCGCGCAGGCGACCCCCGGGGGGTAAAACCGGCGTCGATCTCGAGCGCTGGTAACTCGTCCACGCACTTGACCGAAAAAAAGGTTGTGGGTGAGAAAGTTTGGCTGGCCTGGATATTTTGGGGGACGGTTTGTCGGACTGGTTGTTTGAGCGGCGGGTGTTTGGAGTGATGAGCGAAGTGTTTGACAGATCGGTAGTGATGTTTCGACCGGAGTGGCGCGCTCGGTATGAGGCTGGCGTGCGAGCGACGGCGTTGAGGGAGGGTGGGATGAAGGAAGGGTTAGGTCGGATTGCGGATCGGCTGAACGATCGGTTGGAGGGTTGGACGTTTGAGGACGGTGCGGTTGTTGAGTTGCGCAGTTCGAGTGCGCCGATGACGGTTCATGCGAGTTTGCGCGGGCGGGATGGTGCGGAGTACGTGCAAGTTTGTTACTGGCATGGTGAGGAGGCTTGCGAGGTTTATGATTTGAAGGCTGTAGTTGAGCTCAAGAGGATTGTTGTTGGATGAACGTGATCAGTCTAGGCGCGGGGGTGCAATCGACCACGATGGCGCTGATGGCGGCGCATCGTGAGATCACGCCGATGCCGGATTGCGCGATCTTTGCGGATACTGGCTCCGAGCCTGCGACGGTCTATGAGCATTTGCGCTGGCTGATGTCGCCAAACGTGTTGCCGTTCCCGGTTCACATCGTCGGCAAATCAACCAGCCTGCACGATGATCTGATGCACAGCGGCAAGCGGCGCTATGCGGCGATCCCTGTTTTTCTGGCGCGCTCTGATGGTCGCGGCATGGCGCAACGCCAATGCACGAAGGAATACAAGGTCGAGCCGCTGATGAAAAAACAACGCGAGTTGCTCGGCTATAAGCCACGCGCTCGCATTCCGGCCGGCGCGATCAGTGTTTGGATTGGGATTTCAATGGATGAAACAATCCGCATGAAACCATCGCGAGTGCCGTGGGCGCTTCATCGATGGCCGCTGATCGAAAATGGGATGGCGCGACGCCATTGCCTGACATGGCTAGAGCGCAATGGTTATCCCCAGCCGTCGAAAAGCGCCTGCACGTTTTGTCCTTACCGTTCTGATCGCGAATGGCGTGCGCTGCGCGATAGCGATCCGGCCGGGTGGAAACAGGCGATCGAGGTCGATCTTTCCTTGCGCGATGGCTCAACTCGTCATGCTCGCGATTTGAAATCGGCCGCATATTTGCACGGTTCGCTCAAACCGTTGACTGAGGTCGATCTGCGCACCGACGCTGAGGCCGGACAGCCTGATCTGTTCAACAACGAGTGCGAAGGTATGTGCGGAGTATGAGCACGCTGGCGAGTGTTTGGATTGTTTATTCGCTGGTGAGCGGGACGCTTTATCCGATGAAGGACATGGGTGAGTTCAAGACGTCGATCGAATGCGAGGAGTATTTGACGCGCATATTGACGGCGCAGACGTTGCAGCAGTTTGTTTGCTGGCCGAAGATTGAGGAGGTTGAATGAGCGGCCGTGCGCTCAAGAGTGAGGACGGTGTTCGGCTCGAGCGGATTGGAAATGTTGTTTGTGTGATTTGCCGATGTGTTGATGATTACCAGGCGATGGAAATGTTTGATTTGTTGCAGGGGTGGGCGCGCAAGCTGGATCTGCCGATGGAGATGGTTGAGGAAACCGACGGGCTGACGAAATGATGGCGGCGAACGAGAACCGACGCGGCGGCGGCAAGCATAGGACGCGGGCGGAGGAGATGTATTATTGGACGATGAGCGCGCTTGTGTTCATGGCGGTGTTCTTCGTGGTGATGCTGGTGCTGCATGGATAAGAACGAACAGTCTGCCGCGGCTAACGCGCTATTTGACTGGTTCAAGTCGCAAGACATCGCGCCGGTTGAGGCTGCGGAGATCATGCACTTCATGCTGTACGCAATCCTGAAAGAGTTGGAAGAAGAATGCAAAGCCCGTTCGAGCTAAGCCCGGAATTGGACAATTATTTCCTTGAGCGTTATTTCGAGGAGTTTGCGGCGTGGGCAAAGAATTTCAGGAAGATCGGGAATGTTAAATCGATCGTGCTCAAGGAGGGTCCGTTCGCCGATCCGTCGCCGGATGAGGAAATGGGGCCGGTGTTGCTGCAAGTGAAGTTGCTGGCGAAGTTCATCAGGAGAACCGGGAAGGTGCGGATCGAGCCGGCGAGCGGTGAGGATGAGAGGTTGATCCGCAATCATGTGCAGAAGATGAAAGAGATAGGGATCCCGTCGCGCGCGTTCTGGAAAGAGGCGCCGCGGGCGTGGATCCCCGGAATGCCGAAGGTGGATCCGCAATGAGACGGCGCGTGCAACGAAGGTATCGCTCATATACGGTTCGCGCGCACGCTTGCGGGTTGCATCGCTGGTGGGTGTTCCATTTTGGAGGAGAGTGATCATGGAAGATCCTCTCGATTATGGAAAGTACGACAAGTCATCGGTTGATTACAGTCTTGGCGGCGAACATTGTCATGCGTGCAAGTTTTTTATCGAGAATGAAAATGGGGATGCACAGGAAACGTCTCAAGGCGAAATGGGGCGGTGCCAGCGAGTGAAGGGCGAGATTGGCGAACATATGTGGTGCCGGCTATTCGAGTGGATGGTCAAACCGAAGGAGTAAGTCGATGCCGTTACGCAAAGGGTCGAGCCGAAAAGTGATCTCGCAGAATATCAGGACGGAGCGCAAGGCTGGCGTTCCACAAAAGCAAGCGACTGCGATCGCGTTGCGCAAGGCCGGGAAAGCGCGGAAGAAGTGAGCACGCATCCTACAGCGCCGGCATATAAAGTAGAGCTCAACGGATATATGTCGCTGAGTGAAATGATTGATGTGCTCGCGCATGTTGAGTTTTCATCGCGCGATAGCGGCATGTGCAAGATTTGGATTGACCGCGGGGCGCGCGATCGGCTGGTGAGAGAATTGCAGAGTGCTGAATGAGCGAGCGCCCAAACTTTCGAGTTGTTGATAGTCCGCGGCTGGCGGCGTTCCTGACGTCGAACAGAATGGTTGATGTGATCGAGGGTCCGCTCGGATCAGGAAAGACTTATGCGCTTTGCGCTCGCATTATGCGTCACGCGCTCGAGCAAACAAAGTCTCCGATCGACGGGATCAGATATACGCAATTTGCTGTTGTTAGAAACACAATGCCGGATCTCAAGCGATCAACAATTCGGACGTGGCTGCGATTGTTTCCTGAGAAAGACAAGACTGGTCACGATCTACATGGGCGCTTCAACTACGGCGCCGCCATGCACCACCACATGGTATTTCAGGACGTCAATTGCATGGTGGATTTCATTTCTCTCGATAAGGATGACGACGTTCGCAAATTGAGATCGACGGAATACACCGGCATATTCTTTGACGAGCTCGAGTTCATCGAAAAGGTTTTGTTTGATGAAGCGCGCTCGCGGTTGCGCTTCCCGCCGCCGGAACATGGTGGTCCGACGTGGCGCGGTGTCTGTGCAGCAACTAACGCACCACCGGAAGACCATTGGCTTCCGATCATGACCGGGCGGGTCGAGTTTCCGCCAAATCTAAAACCCGATGAGCTCAAGGCGCTGCAATGGCCGAGTGAGTGGGGCTGGCATTTGCAGCCGCCGGCATTGATCGAGCTAAAAGATCAGCACGGCATAATCACAGGCTACAAGGTCAATCCGCGGGCGGAGAACCTCGCCAATCTTCCGGCGACCTACTATCAGGAACAACTCGCCGGTCAGACGAAGGACTGGATCGATAGCCGGTTGATGGTCCGCACCGTGCTGGTGACGGACGGCTCGCCGGTGTGGCCGTCGTTCCGACGCGAGGCGCATGTGTCGCGCGAATTGCTGCGCCCGCGCGAGGGCTATCCGATTTATCTCGGCGTTGATTTCGGCCGATCGCCGGCGGTGACGTTTTGCCAGACGGTCAACAATCGGGTGTTGGTGCTCAATGAAATGATCGGTGCCGCGGAAGGCGCAGAACGGTTCGCGCCAAAGGTGAAACGGTTTTGCGCACAGAACTATCCCGGTTTTGAGATCATCGCATTTGGAGATCCGAAGGGACAAGATAAGACGCAAAACGATGAGCGCACGGCTTACGATATTTTCCGTTTCAACGGGATCAACATCCGGCCTCCACCTGGCTTGAAGCAAAACATGATCGAGACGCGGGTCAACGCGGTGGATCACGTTCTCAACGAAATGTCGGACGGCATTCCGCGATTTTGCGTCTCTCCGAATTGCCGCACGCTGATTGTCGCGATGGCCGGCCGCTATTGCAACGAACGCGATGAGCAAGGCGAGCTCCGCCCGAAAAAGGATCGCTATTCCAACATTGCGGACGCCTTGCAATACGTTGTGCTCGGTTTGGGCGAGGGACGCTCGATGATCGGGCTCGGGCCGATCAGTCGGATGCAAGGGATCCAAACCTACAAGCGGCGACAGTCGATGCGGAGGCTCGAGGCATGAAATTCCAAAAAGGCGATTGGGTTGTGTGGAACGGAGGTTCGTGGCGCGTAATAGGTCGCGGACCGTCTGGTACTGTCAAATTGCGTCATGCTAGGCAAGAATGTCCGTGGACAATGCTGGTTAGAAAAAAGGATTTAGAAGATCATCAGCGGCCTTGGATCATATCAGCAATTACAGGTGAGGCTATTCCGTATCCAGTTCCGGGCAAGGCAGTAGAAATTCGCTGCGATATTGTTAGATGGCTGAGCTAACCCACTCTTTCGGGCCGCAAGAGCCGCACAAGTGGGTGCTGATTTTCAACACGAAAGCCGCGAATTGGTGGTCCGGTGCTCTGGCGCTTGGTCACTATAAGCATGTGTGCGCGATCGGGCAGATCCCGCGCTCGCAATGGTGGGTGCTCTACGACGTCCAGTTTGGGCGAACGCAACTCGCGGTCGGGTTGCTACGCGATCTTCTCGACATCGCGGCGCCGGCGGAACAGCCTGTTGAAATGATGTGGATGACGCCGCGGCTCAAGCGGCGGTTCTTCCCGCCGGCCTTCCTCTGCACGACGGCAATCTGCCATCTGTTGGGGCTCAAGTGCGTTGCGCGGCCCGATGCACTCTGGAAACTCTGCCTCCTAAACGGAGGCGAAGTCGTTTCCAATGGTGAATACGCCGAAGCCGCAACAGCCGGCGCCGAACCCGATGTACGACACGCTGGCGCAGCAAGCGGCGAACGACCAGCTTAGAGCCACAACGGCGCAAGCGATGGGTGATCAAGCCTCATTGATCGCCCGCTACGGCACACGCCTGGCGATGGCCGGACAATCGACCGGCTCCCCGCTCGTCACGTCGCCCTCGTTCACCGGCACCGGGCGCGTGTCGTAATGGCGGACGAAGGCGATCCCAAAGACAAACTCTCGCGCGAAGGCATATCGCGGCTCGCGGCGTGCCGGATCTGGAAGTCGCTTTGGGATCTAGACTTGCGCGAGTGCTATTTTTTCGGCTCGCCGCAACGTCAGCGCATGATCCAAAGCTACTCGCCGCCGCCGCAACAGCGGTTGCTCGATGCGGCGGAGCTCAATACCGATCTCGCGTTCGAGCTATGCGGGGATTTTGCGACCGAAGTGATCAACACCTACATGCCGGAAGCACAAAACTGGTGCGAGCTCGGTCCCGGCGCCCAAGTTCCGCAGGAGGCTTTCGATGCGGTTAAAGACGATGTTGACAAGGTGGTGGCGAATGTTTTCACGGCGATCAAGGCATCCAACCTTTATCCGGAACTATCCAAGGCGTTCGACCCCGATCTTGCGATCGGCACCGTCGCGCTCTGGATCGAACCGCCCGGCGGCCGGCTAGAAAGTCCGATTGTTGTATCGGCAATCCCGATCCGCGAGTTTGAGATCGACCTTGGACCGTATGGCGAGATTGATACAAGGTTTGCCATCCGTCACACTCGAAATATGTATCTCGAGACGCTTCTCGGCAAAGAAATTTGGGCGAAGGTCAAGCAGGAGATCAAAGACGACGTTGTAAAGAAGCCGACTAACCGAACGGATCTCCGCTGGGGTTTCTGGCGCCTGTGGGATCGCCTCGATGACGAAGTTTGGCAGCACGTCGTCTATATCAAGAATGAATTGGTTCACGACGTCGAGCTCAAGGGCGAGGGCTCCTGCCCGCTGATCGTTTTCCGCTGGAACCCTAATCCGGACTGGCCTTGGGGGCACGGCCCGCTGATGCAGGGTCTACCGTCGATGCGCCAGGTCGATGAAATGGAAGTCATGCGGATCGAGCACGCGGAAATGTCGATCCGGCCGCCAATCGGCTATCCAGACGATAGTTTTGCGGCAATCGAGCAAGGGCTCGAGCCCGGCATGGCCTATCCGGTGCGGGTTGGCTCCGAAGGCGCGATGAAGCGGATTTACGAACCGCCGCCCGCGGACGCTGCAAATTATGCCTATGAGGAGAAAGAACACCGCTTGCGGAAAATGTTCTTTGTTGATTTCCCGCAGCAAACCGGAGACACGCCGCCAACGCTCGGACAATGGCTAGACGAAATGGCGCGAGCACAGCGGCGCATTGGCCGGCCAGGACTGCCGTTCTGGCGCGAAGGGCCGGCCAAGATTTTCCAGCGCTTCAAGTACATTCAGGAAAAGCGCGGCATCAATCCGCCGATCAAAGCGGACGGCAAGGCGATCAGCCTAACGGCCTATAATCCAGCGCAGCGCGCGGCCGAACAGCAAGAGATCGCGATGGCGGTGCAGTTCTTGCAGCTTTGCGGGCAGTTCTTCCCCGAAGAATTTAAGGTAGTGATCGACGGCCAAGGGACCATGAAAGAGCTCATGGACAAGATGCGGGTCAAGCTGGTCGCGTTCCGTCCGCCCGATCAAGTCGCCGCGGCGATCGATCATATCTCCAAACTCGTCGGCGGCACGCCTCCGGGCGGCGTGATCAAGGGACAAGCGCCGCAAGCGCCCGGCGCGCCGCAGATAGCAGCATGAACACGCCCGGTTATCTCTCCTCTGTGCCCGGATCGGATGAAGTCGATCCCGTTGCGGAGGAGCGCGAGGCGATCGCGCGCATTGCCTTTTCCTATGACGGCCTGCTGATGCACCGCTATTTGCGTCGGACGCTCGAGGCAGTTTTCGACCTTGAGCCTGTCAGTGCGTTGCCGTTCCAAAACGGCCGGCGCAGTCTCGCCCGTGATTTAATGCGCCTTATGGCAGAAGGTATCGAAGGGCAGACTAGTGGCCGAACCAGCGATAGCGCCATCCTCACCCGCGCCGGCAGCGCCCGCAGCGCCCGCGCCTTCCGTGGCGCCGCAAGGCGGGTCGCCCCTGATCCCGAACTCGATCGCCTCTCCCGCGCAAACGACGACGCCATCGCCGGCACCGGCACCGGCAGCGATCGAGAAACCTAGCTGGCTACCCGATAACTTCTTCGATCCAGCGAAGGGCATCAAACCCGAAATCGAAGCGGCGATCACGCGCGACGCGCAAGCGCAGATCCGTCAAACGCAAGCGCTACAGCGTCCTGAGGACGTCAAGATTGAAAACTCGAAAGGCTTTGTCGTCCCGCAAGGGATGGAATTTAAGTTCGATGCGAATGATCCGGCATGGCCCGCGTTCAAAGAATTGGCCGTGAAAAAGGGTTGGACGCAAGAGGACGCGAGTAGCGTTCTAGACGCTTACGCCGCGGCCGAAATTGCCAAAGCGCAAAAGTTCAACACCGCGCTTCAAGGCGAACGCGAGAAACTCGGCGCCAACGGAACCAACCGCGTCACCGCCGTTCAAACTGCGCTCAAGGGCGAAGTTGGCGAAGAATTTATGACGGCGATGATGGCCGGCGTGTGGACCGCCAAG